ATGTTATAAGCACCCTGCCTCTTCAAATGCTTTTTGTAGTTTTGGAGCTTGAAGTGCTATCCAGTCAACAATCTCCTCATTTCTTGCCCATTCTGAATTTACATCAAGTCCAGATTCATATAGAAAGGCGTGTACAATCTCATGTCTTAACACCTTCTTTTTATATAAATTTGGATTGGCAACTGTTTCCGAAGTTGGTTCAAAGTCATCAATTACAATCTCCTTTGAATAAAATTCGCAGATGCCGTCTGCATGTTCGAGCTTGGGAGTTTCTTTTCCTATTTGCCCCTTGATGCTATATTCTGTCCCAAGTATATTTACTTTGTCTTTTAATTCTAAAGATTCCATTATCTCTCCTTTTCTTTCTTTTTCTTTGCATGCAAAAAGCAGACCGTTTGGCCTGCTTTAAAATCTAGTTATTACTTAATGTTTGAGCCTATTGTTATTACGTTAGTTGCTATCCTCATGAATTTTTGCATTGAGCTGTTTTCATGAAGGTACTGCGCTCCCTTCAATGTAATCCTAGCCTCTTCAATATCAACTTTTGTTTCTCCGAGCACATTCTTGCTTATCTCAACACCTCGAACATAATCCTCTTCAATAAGACTTCTCATGACCATAAGCCATTCTTCATCTGATACATTTAGGCGTTCAGGACTAATAATTGTGCCCATGTAGTCAACATCTTTTGCAGATTCTAAATTCTTCAGAATCTTGTATGCTGTTTCAAGAGTATTCATTTTTTCCCTTCACTTTCTCTATCATCATAATCATCACACGCATCTATAACACGGTCATATATACGCTGAGCGTATACTCCTATTTCGTTATAGAACTCCATCTTTTTATCAAATCCGTAGCATACAATCATGTCATCTAAAGCTATAAGATATTCCCCAGCATCAGCGCGTTCTAATTTTTCCGCAGCAAGCTCCGGCCATTCTTCCACATATGGTTTTAAAAATTCTTTCTCATTAAATGCGAATTCAATAATAGGCATTGTTTAATCACCCTCTCCTATTGGTTTGCACAAGTATACCAGTTTTAGGATCATATACAGCCTGACATCCTGAGCCTATCAAGGTTACTGTATCCTGGTGCCTTGAAACTCTTTCATTTCCTTTTGTTATGCACTGCTTTAAATCTTCAATGCTTACACCTGCACGGTTAAAATCTTTGTCTAGTGCGGAACGACCAATCATTCTGCCAACAAAATGGGCTGAATAATCCTTAATCTCAATTCCCTGCAGTGTCTTTAATCCTATAAGCTGTTCATCAATTTGATGTGCTTTTTCTTTGTATGTGGATAATCCTAGTAGCGGTGAGACTTCTCCCCTTTCAACAGATAACACATATTTTTTGAACAACTTGTACTCAGGAGGGTTATTGTACTTCATGTCGTAATAGCTTGCAAGTGTTTTTCTCATTCCTTGACCTTCAAGCGAATAAGCCTTACGAAACCACTGGTAATACTTTCTCGCTTCCCATTGAGATTTACCGGCTTCACCTTTTCCAAACCCTGCTACTATCATACGATCATGCTGCGATGGCATGCCTGTCTGTTCTTCCAGGTTCTTCAGTTTTTCCATATATGATCGCATCTTTACACTGGATTCTGTTGTATCAATTCCTGCAGCTTCTTGCATTAGGTATTCTCGTTTCCATCTCCTCCTAGCCCTTTCGTAATACCTCTGCATCTGTGATACTTCATACTCTGTATATTTCTTGCCATTGTATAAGTAATCCTTAGCTACATATTCAGCTAACATCTCATCGTTATAAGCAGGAGTTGATAATCCCGGATAGAACGGATGAAAATTGTGCCTGCAATTATATCCACATAGCCCTGGTCCCGTTCCATACCCTGTAGCTTCATAGAAGTTGGGATATCCCGGTTCCTTACCATGTAGTTTAAATATCTTACCTTGCCACACCTCATGTTCCGGACGTGCTCCGGCGTGTGCTGTAGTTTCCACATATTCGCTATCAACATCTTCTGCTCTTGCAAGCTGCATATCTCCGGCTGTCTGATTAATACCTGTAACAATAGCTCTTCTAGCTGCCACTTCTATATTATCAATACGTCCTGAAGGATACCTTACAGACTCAATTCCTTTTTCGGCCAATGCCTTGATCGCATTCCTTATTGCTGTCTCTGTATCAAAGGCTCCAGATGTTACTTGCATATATGCTTGGTCAAGTATCTTACTAAACTGTTTGGATGCATTAGCGGCAGTACTTCTTGTGAGATTACGAAAAGCTTTTGCTGTTCGTCTATATCCAGAATTCATTACAGCTATCAGAGATGGACTAGCTTCCAGTGGCGGGCATTTCTTTCCTGCAATTGTATGAATCCGATCATCATTAGCTATTGTCTCCATTCCGGCTTCTTTCATTAGCTCCTTGATTTCTTGGATACTTCTGCCTGTAAGCTTAGCTAGTCTCTTATTTATTTCCGCCTCAAACATTCCCATTGCTTCGAGTTTCCTCTTCTGCCATTGTGCAGCAGGGATATAGAAATCATAAGTCGATATACGTCTTGCCATATCAGCAAGTATTGCTTCCTCTGTTTCTCTATATAGTTCAAGCAAGCCTTCTGGTGCTTCATGCAAGAATTCCGGTGTAAGCATATATCCTCCTTAGCTATAAGCTGTACTATTTTTGATTAAACCCGAATGGATCCTCTTCATAACTGCTTTCAGGAATATTAGCTTTTGCAGTGTCGTCACTTTCTCCATACCACTTAGCTCTATATTCCCATTTATTCATAATGCCTTCCCTTACATCCTGCATATCTTGAGCCCTTTCAGATGCACTATCAGTAATGAAGCTATCTCCAAGGTCTATTTCAATCTTTGTTTCTGGATCTACCGTGCCACCTCCAAGTTCTTTCTTAACCCATAGGATTGACCTAATAAGTGATTCAAGTGCATCTTTGACAATAAGAGAGTGTTTACCTGTATTTCTAGTCAAATCTTGACGTCCACCAAGATATTCTGTAGCGGTTACCTGAACAGATCCTGTACCACTGTTGAAGTGATAGAACTTTGTTCCCAGTCCGCATTTAAACGATAGTAAATCTAGCTGAGCCTGAACTCCCTCTACGTTCTCTGATACTCTGAGGGATGGATTGTGTTCCTGAATAAACTTCTTTGTTCCATCATCATCTATCAGGTCATCACCTGTTTCTACAAATAGCTGCTGGGCTACATCATCAGGAGTAATGGTCTCTCCTCTTTCATTTCTACGAACAATGCGGCTATTCATGAATACCTTTTTCCCACCAAGCTTGAAGTCCTTGTTGAAATTGTTGTATGCAAGGTCTACTCCTTCAAGGTTATCTAGCGCATTTGCAAATACGGAAATGCCTAGTGGCGAACCTGGCGATATGTTGTTCTCGATATTTGGCATAACGATAGAAAACAGAGGAACGTTTCCCCCTGTTGTCATTTCTTCAAGTATTCCTTCCGGTAACTCTTGCTTTATCAGACTGCCCTCTTCAGCTTTGAAGTACTCGTTTGTAATTACGTACTGCCCATCTACCAGTCTGTGAGTTTCAAGATATATCATCTTCACACCTAGCTGCAGCACTTCAGATGCAAATACAACCTCTGTTATCTTGCCCGCATGTACAGATAGCGGGATTATATGATCTGCAGATAGATACTCAATCCTAATATTTATATTCGGATTTGAGATTATTTTATCGTTTCTACTAAGCTTTATATTTTCGGCTCTTAACACGAATGCACCTGTACCGAAGGCAAAGCTCTTTTCTATCAGCCGGTTACCTTGCTGACGGAATGCATTGTTTCTAAGTACCCCCTTGAATATATCTTTTTTAGGTGCCTTGTCTTCTTTTCCCTCTTCAGCATCATCCTTTTCTCCGAGTATATATGTCTCGGATGCTTCATCATCAATAGCAATATGTAGTTCATCATTTAGTAGCCCTGATGCCCAGTCTTCGCACACCTGCTTCGCCATCTTTAGTGTATAGAGTTTACGCTCTTTCTTCTTGCCATCTAAACCAACCTCTGCAAAAGTGTGGAATGGAGCATAATAACCCATCCACCAATCTCTCCATATCGCTATATTTTGGTAATAGCTGCTATCAAGATTTATGTCGTACTTTTTATTTAAGTGATCAATAACGGTATTTATATTCATTAGTTACTCCTTTTGGATTCAGGAAGCAGTTTCTTCATAAACCGCTCCCATGAATATTCCCATGCGTCTAATATATCTATGTCACTGCTAAAATTATCTAGGCGAACATCCTTTCCTTTTTCAGCTTCTTTTGGATCCCATATTGCTGATTTCAGACCTGCTATCAGAAGTTTGCACTCCGGTAATACCTTCATCCTTCCACTAGCCAGCAATGTATTACCGCAGTACACACGATCCGTAATCTTCTTCTTTGCACTATCACCTATGCTTGCTGTGATACCTGCAGCTCTACATGCTTTAGCTAATCCATTTATCAGATACTGTGCTTCATTATCGGCGAATATGTAGAGTATAGGAATTCCGGGATAATCCCTCTTCAGCTCCTTGTAAAATATCAAGAAACTCTTATTAAGCTTGTCAGGATCTATATCACCCTTTTTCCCTTCGATGTTTGCATCTTTTACTACATCGACCTCCTGGAATCTGTAATGAATTGCTGAAGCTACAAATGTTGTTAGCGATCTGTTTCCTCCAAAGTCTATCCCTATTGAGATAAAGTGAATGGTTCTTAACCATTCCTGCTTTTCGCTATAGTCTTTGAATATCCGAATATGCTTACTTGGATTATCAGCAAAGCTTTTATATATGACACCCTCTGCAGCACATCTCTCTCCGAGTATGTCTCTCCTGTACCATATTGTTTCAGTGTCATAGTCGGCCATCAGTTCTTTCTGTCTCTGTTTGCTAATCGTTACGTTATCAAACAAAGTGAAATGCTCGTAATTATATCCACTAGGAAACTCACCTGCAGCTGCTTTCTCGGCATACTTGTCTATGTAATCCTTGTATATCGATGCATATGGATTATCAGGGTTTAAATCCCAAAAGAATTTACGCATCTTAGCTGCTGCCGTACGGTTGATACACTCTTTTATCATGGAGTCATGATGCAGATTTATCTCTGTAGCTATCCACATGCCGTACGAGTTACCACGCACTTTTTTGTATGAATCAGCCTTACCGCCACCTGCAAATATAACCACTCTTAGTTTCCTGTTTGTAGACGGTCCTTGTATATACAGAGCTTCGTTACCCTTGAATTTTCCCCAGTGACATTGCCCTCTGAATATGTGCTCAAGTCCAAAGCCATTTGCATCTCCAATGTTAAGTTTTGCATTTCCCAGGGTTGAACCACTAGCTAGATGCAGCTTATCCTTTGTCCTCTTCAGCTCATGAGCAAAAGCAAATATATTGTCCGTTGTCTTCCCAGCACGAATAGAACCCTCAGCAACATTGTATGTGCAATCCCTGGACCGTCTCATATATGCCTTGTGCTTCTCTCCAAACCTGTAAGGAATGCTCTTTCTCTTAACAGGCTCTTTACGTTTTGGTACTGCCATATATCTCTTCCTCTAGGTCATCAACATCTTCAATCTCTGCCCCTTCTCCAGTTAATGCTTTATTAACTGCAGCTGTCTTTGACTTAATATATTCAACTTGAGCCTTTTGCTCTTCTGTGGCTAAGTCCATATGATCCGCTAGCCAGGCTAGAGCCTTTTGCCTATCCTCGAGTTTAATTTTCTTCGTCTGCCCCATAGATATTTCAGCTATCAGAGTTCCGTCTACTTTTGCATCACTCTTGAATCTCATATAGTCATAACGAATTCCATCTTCGGATTTCTCACTTCCAAACTCAACGAAATCCGTTATATCTGAGAAAGCGATATCTATGTATTTCTGGAAGATATCAGATGGATTTAACATGGCTTTATTAAGCCTATTTTCCTTTAGCTCCCTAATACACTTTTTGATTTCAGCATTTTTCAGCATTCTATATCCATTTGACCCTGCTGTTTTACGGCTACATTTATATGCTTTTTGGTATGCTTTTGTAGCATTAAAACAGGTCACATAATATATACAAAATAATTTTTGATTAGATGTAAGAAAATTATTTTCTACAAGCTTTTCAGCATCATCTCCGAGCTCCTTTTTCAGCTGCTTCTTAGTATCCTTTTTTGACTGCATTTTTTGCAACGTTTTTGGCGTTGCACTTTGCTCCCATTTCCCACGTCTTTTCCATGACCTCAAAGTCGACTCTTTGACCTCTAGTTTTTGGGCAATAAATATTAAGTTTTCACCGCTTTCATAAAGTTCCTTTGCGGCCCTTTTCTTCTCTTCATTCGCTCGCATCGCTCTTCCTGCACTGTTTAAAATCCATAAAAAAACAGCATGCAACGAAGCTGCTGTTCAAATTCGTCTTTTCTAGTGATTTTTATACCCATACATTGAAAAAGGACGCCTTACGACGACCTTTTCCGAATCTTTATAGCTTGGGAGAAAAACCTGTGTCTCTTCGACACTTTCTACACTATCATTTTATCAGGAAAAAAAGTGAATTGTGTGAATATTGCTTTTTCACTATTAAATCTTCATTTTCCAAAACCGTTTTAACTTCTTAGTTATTGTGCTTCTGTCATAACCGAGAAGCTTCCCTATCTCTTCCTGGCTTAATCCGTTTATGTAATAGCTACGCAAGATAGTTCTAAGCTCACTATCCGTTTGAGTCTCAATAAATCTCTCTGCATCAATTATCTTAGCTTGCAATTTCTTCTTTGTCGTAATAAGCTTTTTTATCAATTGGTCCTTGCATATTGAACCGTCATCATATCCCATCTCTATTTTAGGAATAGGATATCCGGTTTTGTAATCTTTATAGAACGCAAAAGTATATGTGCTTTTAGGAGCACACAATGACATCTCTATTGCGTTTATTTCTTGCTTAATCGATATAAGCTCTTCCATTTCTTTTTTTGTCATATTTCATCCCACTTAAACAATCTTACTCGCTAGAGTAACTCATCATCTTCTGCAGTATTCTGTTTTTCGCATTCGTATAAGCAAGCTGAACCCAGAACCATTACCTCCGCTTTCCTCGTCTTGCCCAAACAAAGCCAATTGCCGCCCATCATGCTCAACAAGGCAGTCCGTAAAGGTATACCTTGTCTTGTTGTTTTTATTAATAAGCTTAGAGATATATAAACCATCTGATGGGTCATTAATAATTCTCTCCATCTGAGATTTCGTTATAGCTTTATCTGAAACTATAGGATCAGGCTTTTCTAGATTTATGGAACTACCCCAGCATCTTTTACTCTTACCCTGTCTAGCCATATACAGAGCTTTGCCAGTGATTCCGTATTCATCAAATTTGAGCTTATCGGAATTAGAAAATCCAGCTTTCCATTTATCCTCTATGACATCTCTGTCCACATTTCCAAATATCATGTGGATATGAGGTCTAGCTTTTGACCCAGTATCATCTCCAGCATGGTTGGATATTACATACACATATTTCACTGGCTCACTGGATCTCTTTTTCATCTCCCTGCGTACTCTTGCCACATAGTTAGTTATATCTTTAAGCACCTGCTCTCTGTCATATGGAAGATGAGCATCGTCATATGTGAGATCTATGCTAAAGTCTCCATCTCTAAAATTAAGGTTGCATATTCTGACAAAGTATCTCTGACTTCTTTTTGAATTTAGATTCTTCTGTGCCGGTGATGACTCATGTCTTTTTTCTGCTCTTTTTATAATTCTCTTCCTTGGAGACACATTATATATTTCTAACTCGAGATAATCTCCAGTGTAATATTTTTTCGTTCTTATCATAGTTACTTAAATGCCTGACTTGTTAATACTCATTTGAACTCTTAATCCGGCATTACGCCGGATGCTTTTAACGTATTATTTCTTCCATATATATAAGGAAGAAAGTTTTGAAGTTTTAATTCTATATATGAAAGCGGCAAGCATCTGTAAAAAGTAGTATGTGCTCTTATATATTTATGTATGATTTTGAAAGGAGTATACCTTCTGCCTACCGCTGTCATATCGAAATTATTTTCTATCTATATATGTATATACACACTAATATAATTGTTGACCCTGCAAGGAGTAGTACATCTGCTATCATGAATAGTTTGTTTGCTATATCCATCCTCTTCATCGCCGTGAAAGACAGTGCTGTTATTCCAACCATAAAGCCTGCAATTAAGAAAGTTATTATTAAATTAAGCATTTTCTAATTCTCCAGTAATATCATTAGCCTCTTCAGCCTTCCATGCTGGTACTATGGGGAGTGTACAAGTGGTGCATTTATCATAGTTATGTTCTCGGCACCACTTGCATATACCCTCACGCTGTTCTTCCGTATACATAGCTGCTATGTCTTTCGACCTAATCAAGCGGAAAGTCTCCTGCAATTTCTGCATTAATAGGGTCTTCGTATCTTGTGATGATTTCTTCAATGACTCTTTCCTCTTCTTCCGAATTCGACACAGGAGATTCAAGATACTCATTTACTTTTTTAATACCAAGTAAATCATCAAAGAATTTGTGTACTCTACTTTTCCGCATGTGTTTTGGTCTTGCATTCATTTGGATTCCTCCCGTCAATTTCCCAGCTCAGATACACTCTTGCTTTTTCTAAATCTTCCAATCCACCTTTGTTGTCGGCTCTGATTAAATATTTCAGAGTATTTCCTCTGCAAAATGCTTTGAACCCACCTTCTCCGAGTACTGCTCTAATAACATCTATCGACTCTATATCAAGTCCATCTAGCTTGTAGTGTTTAGGTTCATTGACCGAGTCGTACCCTGGTTCTTTATTATCTGCAGTTCGAAGAGCTTGTCTTTTAACTACTATACTGGGATCCTGATTCACCATCCTAGTTAGCTGTCTAAAGGTCTTGCCTAGTCTTATGCATCTGATGCTGTAATCAGATAGACCCAGTAGGTATTTAATCTGTTCAAGCATGTTCTCAACATCTGCAACCTCTTCCTGAACATGGTCTATATTCTTATGACTCAGTGCTTCAATAAGTTCATTCAACTCTTCAATGCATTTCCCAAGTTGATTCTCTAATCCATAATAGTCTGCTATAAATTTCAATTCTTTATTTATCATGTTCTTCTAACCTTTCAGTTGATCTTCCTCGATATGTAATACCTGAAGTAATGCACTACGTACTTTCTCCCCTTGTTCTTGGTCCTTGCTCTCGATAATTTCCAAACTTTTGCAGCACGATTGAAATACCTCTTGCAATATATTTACCTGCGCACGGAATGTAGTTAAATCTTCTTGGCTACTCGCAGACAGTTCCTTTTCAAGTCTTGCTATTGTTTTCTCTGCTTCGGTATATGCTGCTTGCAGTTTTGCCTTGCCTTCCTTTACGGCTTCCGCCTTCTCTTTTTCATATTCAGCCTTATATTTATCTACTGCCTCTTGTACAGCAGCCTCCGTTTTGTTTTTAGCTGTCTGTGCTTTCGCTTTTTCTTTTTCGAGTTTTTCTTTGAGCCTTTTAATCTCATCATCCTTCGCAGTGAGCTCCTCAACACTTATCTCTGATTCGGATTGTTCAGCTTCAAGTTCTGCAATTCGGTTTTTGAGGTTTTCCATTTCATCCGTTCCGGTTTCAAGTTCATTATTTCTTGCTTTGAGGTTGGCTATTTCTGCCTTAAGTTCAGACACCGTCATGTCGGTAATTCCTTCCGACTCAATCACTTCTTTTGCGACGTCATCTGGGGCGGATAAAAGTGCGAACGCCTTGGAAATGCTCAAATTCGTACACGTGTACGAATTTGAAAATATGCTGTTTTCATCAGATGAACGTTTGGCCAATTGCATCATTTTGTT